TCGTCCACGATGCTAAATCTGACTTCAGTGCAGGCGGCACATCAACTGGTTTGACTATTGAAAAGCTCATCCTTGCTCGTCAGGGCTTGATTGAACTTTACAATGACCCTAACCAAATCTTCAACCTTGTTGTAGGTCCACAGCAGATGTCTGACCTCCTACGTGAAGCTGAAACACAGAGTATTGACACTAATATCGTTCGGGCACTTGTTGCTGGTACTGTCAGTGAATACATGGGCTTTAGATTTATCATCGACCACAATGTCGTAACTGGCTCAAGCAATGACGTTGACGAAGATACAGACATCGCTCCATGTTACGCATGGGCTAAAGAGGGAATGCTCTTTGCTCAGAATAAGTCTCCTCAGTTCAAGGTGGACTGGCATGTTGAGAAGCAGGTATGGCAGATTTCCGCAAGGGCTGGCATGAATGCAATCCGCATGGATGAAGACTGTGTAATGAAAATTGAATGTGCATAAGGAGATAGAAAATGGCAGCACTAACAACTGCAAATGGCGTTAATGCCACTAAGTTCGCAGCCCTAGCAGCAGGCACCACTACAATCAGTGATTTCGTAGACGGTGTAGCAGATCAGGGCACAGGCGTAAGAGTCTCTTATGATTCTTATACAGTTCCGACCGACACAGTTGCTGTCGCCGGAGTAATCACAATGGGCAAGGTCCCTAAAGGCTCACGGGTCATTGGGTTCCAAGTCTCTAACGACGCAATGGCAGCAGCAGCTACCGCAGACCTACAACTTGTAGATGCGGCTGGCAATATTACTGCCATTACAGCAGCAGAAGCATGGACAGATATGACCACCGCTCAGGGCTTGTTTATTCCTGCACTTATTGCAGGCATGACACCTCTTGACGAAGATCACACTGTCACAGTTACTACGGCTGCGCAGGTGCTTGATGCGACGAAGAACATTACCGTATCGACACTTTATATTGGTCAAGACGACTAATTCCTTTCCGATGGGCGTCCCTGAGTCTCCTTTCCTTGGGGGCGTCCATAATTTGGAGATAACATGGCTTTAACAATCGAAGAAGAAATCTACTCATTAGCATTAGGTGCTATGGGCGACTACCAGATAGAAGAGGGTAAGACTAACACCAATGAGTATTTAGTCTGTGCCCAGTTCTACGACCAAGCCCGCAAACGCGCTATTAAGTCTCACCCTTGGAATGAGTGCATTAAACGGCAGATCATACCCAGAGATGAGTATGCACCTATATTTGAGTATGACTACCAATACGCAGTACCGTCAGATAGACTACGTGTACTCTCTATTGCCCAAACAGGCATCGACCTATATCAATGGGAAGTAGAAGGCTCGTACATCGTAACTAATTACTCTGAAACACCTAGGGAATGGGCCGCTGGAGAGCAGTACACAGCTGGTGAGTACGTAAACGAAGAAGAGATTACTTATTTATGTAACACATCCAATACTGCCACGATAAGCAACCAGCCAAGTGCAGGGGATGGGACATGGACTGCCCTAAGTGGCACAAGGGGTGTAATATATTGCAGGTATATCTACGACAACGACACACCTTCAACTTACTCTGAAGACCTTAAGAATGCAATAGCAATCCAACTTGCTATCCTTATTGCACCAAGGCTCCAGAATGACCCTGCAACAAAGAACTTATTAATACAAGAATACAACCAACTAACACTTCCTCAAGCAAGGTCTGTTGATGCACAAGAAGGCAAACCTCGCAGATGGTATTCAAGCAGATGGAATCGGTCACGCAATGGATTTCAAAGGAGGAGTAGATGAGCGGAAGTAGAATAAATCCTTTAAAGATAGAATCAGACGGAGGCATTGCTGTAAATGTTCAGGATCAGACAACGCCAGCCTTAGACCTCTATTTCACACAACCACAGGGAGCGCCCAGCACACTTGCCGCCTCTACTTCTATTGACGATTTAACAATAAGCGTCACGGACAATATCTTAAGCGATGGAGATTATGTTGGTGTTTTCTCTGGCGCATCAGGGGAAGGCAGGTTTTTCTTTGCGGAGGTACTTGGGACGCCAACTGGAACTGGCCCTTATGTAGCCACTCTCGACACTCCACTCGATTTCGCGTTTGAAGCGGGAGATAACGTAATATCTACTACTCGTGACATCAATGTTGATGGATCAGGTACGACTCAGATATTCAGTGTACAGGTAGGAGGTGCGAGCGGTGACATTGTAGTAGATATTACAAGACTCATACTCACAATGGTACTAACTACGCAGCCGGACGATGGATTATTCGGCAATATACCGAAGCTAACTAACGGCATCGTCCTAAGAAGAGTTGACGGTGACACACGTAATATATTTAACGCCAAAGACAACCATGAACTTGCTAATCTTGCTTATGACGTAACATATGAAGCAAGGTCTATACCTCAAGGGTCTTATGGACTTAGATGGAGATATACGTTTGCAGGCCAAGACAAGCATGGAGTAGCAGTGAGGCTAATGGCAGGGGAGTCCCTGGAATTATTAGTGCAAGACGATTTAACCACAGGACCGAATGACATCATAAGTTTCAGAATGATAGCCGCCGGTCACATAGTAAACTAAGGAGTAGCAATGGGAAATAACTTACTAACAACAATGGGGCCTTACGGAGTATTAAGGCAAATTGCGGACGCCAGTTCTGCTGTGGATAGCGACCTTTCTGCTGCAACCGGATTTGCAATTAACAATAGGCCGACAGGCTCGGTAGACTTACAGGACATATCCGGAGCATCTAAAGAAACTGAGGCCAATGCAGTCACAATTACATTGAATGCCACTGGTGCCGCTGATGGAGACACGCTTACGCAGAAGGTGTATGGCATATCTGACGGTGGCCCGCCTCAGCTTATATGCTCTATTGTATGGACAATAGGTACAGCAAGGGCAGACGGAAGTACAGCTACTTACCTGTGGGCAGACACCGCAGTAGCTACTGACACTCACATAGCGACCGTCAAGACAGCAGATAGCGGCAATGACAGAGTTGCTTGCGTATCTTTTGACGCCACTGGTTACAAGTATTTATATGCACCAATTACCGCCCAAACAGGCGACCCAACTATAGTAACATCACTATTTAGGTACTGGTAATGCCCAATAAGTTAATCAAAACCAAATTCAATTCTGGCGAGCTTTCTCCGCTTATAGACGGCGGCACAGACCTATCTAAGTACTACAATGGATGCTCTAAGCTAGTCAACGCAACCGTTCTGCCTTATGGTGGAGTGGTAAAGCGCAGCGGGACTGAATACATCGGCACTGCTAAGACTAAGTGCAAGTTGATTGAGTTTGAGTTCTCAGCCAATGACACTGTAGTTATTGAGATGGGCGAGCTTTATGCAAGGTTCTACTCAAATGGAGATAGGATTTATGAGGCACTACAAACAATAGACAGTGTTGCCAGCGACACCATCACTCAGGTAGGGCATGGCTACTCAACTGGCGACTGGGTCTTTGTTTCAGCCGGCAGTACATCCATTGACGAGAAAGTTCTTGTTGTAGTAAAGGTTAATGACAACAGTTACACACTAACCGATACCAATGGAGTTGCAGAGCCAATTACTGGTTCGTTCGGAAGTGGAAGTACGTCTAAGGTGTATGAAATTGAAACTCCTTATTCGTCAACAGAAGTTTTTGATATTCATTACACCCAGTCTGCCGACGTAATCTACATGGCTCACCCTGACCACCCTCAGCAGAAGATGTCAAGACTTGGCATAACAGTTCCAGAGTGGACTATTGCTGACGTTGATTTCACTGGTGGTCCTTGGTTACCTGAGAATGTAACATCGACTACCATGACCTATACAGGTGACGCAGTAAGGACTGGGTATTATTTCGCAAAAGATACAGAAGGAGTTCTTGAGGCATCAACCTCTACTTTCATAGAAGAAGATGATGTACATATTGGTTCTTATTGGTTGATTCAGCACACAAGACAGGACAATACAGATAGCAAGTCTGGCACAGGCAACTGGGCTATATCTGGAGATGCAACAACAAGTTCAGAGATACTGACTAAAGGAGACTTCACGTTATCCTGTTCTGGCTTTAAAACAACGGCGCCGAATACATTGGTCGTACTAGAGAGAAAAGAAGGGAATGGTGACTGGCAGGAGTTTAGGACATTTACAGCAGCAACCTCTTTCTCAGCAACAGAACTATTTGATGACGTTTATTTTAGAGTCGAAGTCACTGATGCCGACGCAAAGACAGAGGTTGCTTTCACAGCAAAAGAACAAATAAACAATGGCATAGTCAGGATAGATAGCCTTGACGTAATAGATCCTGATACGAAAGCTAACGTTACCGTAATATCACCCGTTGGTGGAGAGGCGTCTGGCGGAGCAAGTGCAGCATCAGTAACAACTTGGTCAGAAGGTTCATGGAGCGACTACAGAGGTTACCCTGTCTCAGTGACATTCTTTGAAGACCGCTTATGGTGGGGCGGAACTACAAGCAACCCCCAGACTATATGGGGCTCAAAGATAGGCTTCTATGAAGACCACACTCCAGGCACATTGGCTGATGACGCAGTGAACTTCACCATCCAAGACAATAACATGTCTGCGATTGAATGGATAGCGGCACGAAGGACTCTGGTTGCTGGCACTGCCAATAAGGAGTATTCGGTACGTGCCAATAACGTAGACGACCCAATCGGACCAACAGACATTAAGGCCTCGCCACAGTCTACACACGGTTCAGATGGCATACAGCCATTGACATTGAATGATGCACTATTCTATGTCCAACGATCAGGCCGCAAGGTATGGGCAATGAGGTTTTCGTTTGCTGATGAGGAGTATAAGTCGACAGACGCTACTCTTCTTGCTGAACACCTACTTGAAACAGCACCAGCAGATATGGCAGTAATGGGCGTGCCTGACCCTATACTATGGCTATGTAGGGATGATGGAGTTCTGCTTTCATTTACGTACCAACCAGAAGAAGAGGTGTTTGCTTGGGCAAGACATGTTACGGGCACAATGTCAACTACACTTCTTGATGACAAGGCTGACCCAGATGCTATGTTTGAGTCGGTAGCTGTAGTAGCAGGCGAGATTGAAGATGAACTATGGGTATCAGTCCAGAGACAGATAAACGGAAACACAGTAAGGTATATAGAAAAGTTCAGTACAAGATTCTTTGACCAACTAGATGAAGCACAGATGATGGATTCAGCAATAACCAATCTATCAGGTCAAACATCAGGAAAGCTTGTTTTAGCAAGCGACACAATAAGATATGGTTCAGGGGCTTATGGCTCCGGTAGATATGGAGGCAGAGTATAATGCCAGGTAAACCACAAACAGGAAGTACTTCATGGGATTCAGGCTTAAATGCATGGATTGCAACTTCGATCAGCGAGACAGACGGTAAGATATTAGCTGGAGCAGAAAAAGCATCTGCTATGACAGGCACAGAAGGAGATAGGGTTGTTGCTGATAAAGGTTACGTGGACAGTAAGAATCCATCAAAAAAGAATCTTGGCCCAGGAACCACACTTGCCCTTGCGTCAAACGCTATAACTGTCACAGACTCGTACCACAGAATTGACACTGAAGGCGCAGCCGCAACAGACCAGTTAGATACGATAAATGGTGGGTCTGACGGAGATTTGTTGATACTACAGGCCACTGCCGCAGGGAGGGTAATTACGGCTAGACATCAAACCGGGAACTTATTCTTGCAGGGTGGAAACAACTTAGCCATGGACAACCTCAATATAATGACATTGATACATGATGGTGGAAACTGGTTCGAAGCGTCACGCAGCATAAACTCATAGGAGAAGTAATGATTAAAATAGGAATGGCCGATGGCCAAACATTAGTAAAACTAACATCACAAGAGTTTACTGGCCTTGCCGGACAAACAACAAGTAACTACCCAGACGGGTCAAGTATCAGTCTTGCTCCACTGAAAACAAAGTTAGACCTTGTGGATAACAATGTTCCAATGCTTACGGAAGCAAAGAACGCCTGCCAAGATGTAGTTGACAGAGTAACTGCGATAGGACTATAATGCCTGATCTAATATGCTACATACCAAACCATGGGTACGCCATAGGAGACTTCCTGTACGTATCATGGCTGGACGGAAACTACTACGTCAGAGACACAGATGAGTTCGGAAGCCCTAAAGCCATTGATGCAAATTCGTTTAAAATATCTACTACAAACGACGACTTGAACATTGTCCAATACACAGTAGATGTGACAGATGGTTATGTTCGGCAGGAGACAAGCGACCCTGTTACGACAATCTCTGGCTTAGACCACCTTGAGGGCGAGACTGTTACAGTGACATCCGGCGGGAACAAGATAGGAGACTATATTGTATCTGAAGGCTCGGTTACACTTGACGGCGACCTTATTACATACCAAGTTGGCCTGCCTTATTCATGTAAGGTACGAACAACTCGCCTTGCTTCGCCACAGGCTGGCAATGCACTTCAGTCTCAGATCAAGCGTATCAATCGGACAACCATCCGTCACTCCAAGACACAGGGCGGCAAGGTCGGGCAGGAGTATCTGGTCCGTGACAATGCTGGCGTCCTGAACATGACTGAGTTCATGGAAGACCTTGACTGTGTGTTTGACAAAGAATCAAGAGACATAAACTCATCTATCAAAGGTGGAGTTTCTACGGATTCTTATACTACAATAAGGTCAGACGTGCCAAGCCCAATGACAATCATCTCAGCAGTAGTGGAGTTCTCAGTTGAGGAGAAACGATGATTAGATTAAGGGAATACCGAGATGGAGACATTGATGCAATTAGCGATGCTATTGAGTCTACAGTACTTGATTCTCAGTGTCGTGAATTATATAATGATGGCCTGTTCGTCACGCTCGAAAAAGACGGAAAACCAGTCGCAACAGGAGGGCTCGTTATAAAGGACGAGAACACTGCTGAGGCGTGGGCAAAGGTCGACGTGAGCATTGGGTCTAAATCTGAGAGAAAAGCCCTACATCGGCTTCTCAGGGCCTTCAGCGAGGCGTTAGAGCTCATATCAGAATCACTAGGCTTCCCAGTAGTATATGCCTGTGTTCAGGATGGGTTCAAGGGCGGTGAGAGATTCGCCAGAGCCCTGAAGTTCGAGCGAATAGAAGAGTCATTTGACAAAGACGGTAAACAATACAATTATTATAGAAGAGCGTCTTGATGGAATACAAACAACTAAAAGAAGGCTGGTGGTATCTTGATATACC